TGGAGTTGTTACGAAGTGCCAAGGATAATTGGACAACTATCGTACACTGCGAAGGTTTCAGAAAGATTTCCTGTCTTTTGAGTCTTGCTATCGGAGCTGGATTATGTCAAGCATCCGATTTTGATTTCTCGATTGCCGGGATTAAGGTCTTTTCCGCAGAAGCGATGAAGAAGCATGTTTCTGCCACGTCGTTGATAGACGCTTTGGTTGATACTGTTTATTTTTTCATTGAAGGTGGGTATCAGTGTTTTAAAACTGGTACTCTCCGACCTTTATTATATGCGGATGCTGAAGCCATTGAACTCGAAGACTCATTTTTCGATGTTATGGATAAATCCGAACTCTCAAGAATTGGGGATCTTGAGAGAGTCCACGCGATGGATGACAATGACTTGTCACAATTGTTTGACCAAGTTATTGATCGCCACCGCGTGGTTAGCCTGACGAGTTCTAGATTAGAGTTACGCTCTGTCTTACGAAAGCGTCAGGATGAGCTTCTGCGCGAACAAGCAAGTTTTCTTCAACGGAGGAACGCATGTGCGCTGCGAGAAGCTCCATTTACCCTTAACCTTTATGGTACAACGTCAGTTGGAAAATCAACTTTAGCCAAATTACTTGTGAATACTGTTTTGCATTTCAATGGCTTTGATTGTTCAAATGAGCGTATAATAACCATTAAGGAGACAGATAAGTTCCTTTCCACATATAAATCTCACACTAATGCTGTGATTTTGGATGATTTGGGTAATACCAATGAAAAGTTTGTGGAAAAAGCACCTACGGACCGTATCATTGAATTTTGTAACAACACCCCCCAGTATGCTGATAAAGCAGATCTTGCTGATAAGGGTAAAGTTGCATTGGCCCCAAAAATGGTTCTAATCACCACAAATGATAAGACCATGGGCGCAGGTACATATTCCAATGAACCTGCTTCGATTATGCGTCGTGCTCACTACACTATTACCGCGAAGGTGAAACCGCAGTTTGCACACACAGGTATGCTTGACTCTCATAAAGTCGAGAATCATTATCTGAACATTTTAGGAATGGACGCTGTTCCCGCACTTATAGACGTGTGGGATTTGACTGTAGAAACGGTTGACCGCAAAGTTAACACTGCAGGACAAAAGGATAGTGTCACTTACCATGTTGTACAGTGGCATACTGCCTCCGGTATCCAAGACTTACGTGATGTCTCTATAATCACAGTCATCCAGTTTCTCCAGGATCAATCTAAGAAATATTTTGTTTCTCAAAAAAATTTTGTGAAAACTGCCAACAATTTAACGGCAAATTTGCATTATTGTGCTACATGTGGCCGCCCTAGTGCGGCATGCATGTGTAGTTCACATACTGAGAAACAATTTGGTACAGCCTTGGTTAACACTGTTGTTCAATTCGGTACACAAACCGTGGTTCGAACAATAAATCAAAGACTTCGTATCGAACAGCGAATTGAAGAGGCGTCTAATGGCGTTATCTTCAATTTACTGTCATGGATTGAAAGGAGTCCATTTGCGCGCTGGACTAATTGGGTTCCAGTTTACATGTTTGATAGTCCCTACGTGCGCAGATTGATTTTGTGGAGTATGGGAGATGACGTTAAGACTTGTGTCAAGAGTTATCTGTACATGGTCTGTAGTATCCTGGGACTTCTTCTCTTCACAGGGAATTTTACCCTATTTGCTGTTGCTTCGGTATTGCTTTTTTATGCCTATAGCACGGTAGTACAGCTTGTGAAGGATTATATCCTTCAGCGCACTATCCGTAGGAACGGTGTTATGCCCTTGCTCTTTCGCACGTGGCGCGATCAGAGCACACAACGCTTATTACAAGCGAGTGCGGCATTAGGTGCCATTTGGGCAGCTGTGCGTATGTGGAAACACACACGTAAGGGCTTTGAATTTCAGGGTAGTCTGTCACCCCAGAACGATGATGACGTCGCAGAACGCAATGCAGAGAGTAATCCTTGGGCCGGGTACGTTGTAGAACCCTTCCCCGTGTCGGAGAAATCTAAGTGTGTAACAAGTGACCGTTTACAATTAATGGTGCGTAACAATTTATGTTGTATGGAATTTTATCTAAACAACAAAGCGCACTATGTGGACGCATTCTTTATCAAGAGTAACGTAGCTCTTGTGCCCGATCACATCTTTCAACAACCCCAGATTTATGCTATTTTTACCAAGCATGGTATGCATAAGGCTGGGGGTAATTTTAAGTGTCACTTGAGTGAGTCTACATCAATCCGCATTCCTGACACAGATTTGCGATTGATTTGGGTTCCCAGTGCCGGAGATTGGAAAGATTTGACAGAGTATTATCCCGTCGAGCATCCAACTAGGTGCGTCCCTGCTAGGTTGATATACAAGCAGGGGAGTGGAGATACTCTGGAGAGTGGGTTGAAGTTTGAACCCAAGACTGTTACTTGCCAAAACCATACATATGTGGGAGGCTCGTACTCATTGGAATTTGATACTTTCCCTGGTTTGTGTATGGCAACACTGGTTGCAGATGCACGTTCTCCCTTCATTCTAGGTCACCATCTAGGTGGTTACACTGGAAAAACATACGGCATTGCTGGCACTCTTACGCAGAAGCAGTTGCATCACTCTTTTGTGGAATTACGTAAGAAGGATGTGTTGTTGAGCGCCAGCGCCGGAGATCTGCCAGACCAGCAGTATGGTAAGAAATTCAGCCTCGGAAACACCATTCATGAGAAGAGCCCAGTGGGTTATTTATCTCCGGGTGGTAGTATTGAGATCTATGGTTCAGTAGTAGGGCGTAGTTCCTATTATTCTGAGGTTGTGCAAACTCAAATTTCGCCAGTGGTTGAGGAAGTGTGTGGTGTGCCCAATCAATGGGCAGCTCCGCAATTTCGTCCCTCGTGGAAGCCTTTCCAAGTGGCTTTGGAGAGTTCATCCCACCCCTCTCAAGGGGTAGAGCCTGATCTCTTATCTTTGGCTAGGAAGGACTACACGGACCATATGATCAAGAAACTAAGGGATTTCCCTAAACTAAGATCAGAAGTTCGAGTGCTGTCAAATATGGAGATAGTGTGTGGAATTGATGGAATGAAATTCATCGATAAAATGCCACCTAACACATCCGTAGGCTTCCCTCTGAACGGAGCCAAGTCCAATTATCTTGTGGACTTGGATCCAGAAGAGTTTCCGGACTTTAGTTGTCCGCGCGAGTTGGACGCGGTGTTCTTCCAGGAGCTTGAGAAGTACGAGAACTTATGGGCTTGCGGCAAACGTGCCTATCCAATTTTCAAGGGATGTCTTAAAGACGAACCCACAAAGATTGGTAAGGACAAGGTGAGAGTGTTCCAAGCTGCCCCCATTGCATTGCAATTGGCAATTAGGAAATATTTTTTACCCGTGGCTCGCATATTGTCCCTTTTCCCACTCGATTCTGAGTGTGCAGTTGGGATTAATGCTCACAGCCTTGAATGGCAAGAGTTCTCAGATCATATATCCGGTTTCGGTAAGGATCGTATCATTGCAGGCGACTATAAGACATATGATTTGCGTATGCCTGCACAGATCGTTCTGATGGCTTTTAAAGTCTTGATCGAGATAGCTCGCGCTAGCGGGTACTGCGATCGTGATATAGCAATTATGGAGGGAATAGCCACTGAAGTAGCTTATCCCGTCGTTGCTTATAATGGAGATTTGTTGAAACTAGTCGGATCCAATCCATCTGGTCAAAACCTAACTGTTTATGTCAATTCTATTGGGAACAGTTTATTTTTCCGTTGTGCTTATTACGAGCTCTATGGTCCACAGGCCCCCCCATTTCGTTCCATCGCTAAGATTGGGACATATGGTGATGATATAAAGGGTTCTGTCAAGAAAGGGTATGAAAAGTTTCACCACATTAGTGTGGCGAACTGGTTGTCCCGCCATGACATTATTCTCACCATGCCTGATAAAAAGGCTGCCCCTGTCGAATACATGAATGATCAAGACGCAGATTTTCTCAAGCGTAAGAACGTTTATTGTCCTAAGACAGGACACACCATGGCTGCACTAGATGAGACTTCGATTTTTAAAAGTCTTCATTCGTGCGTAAAATCCAAAATTCTCTCAGATGTGGAGAAAGATGGGCAAGCCATAGATGGTGCCCTGCGGGAATGGTTTTTCCACGGGGAGAAGGTCTTCAATCTGCGGCAAACGCAGATGCAAGAAGTGGCCAAAAGAGCACGCATAGAACATGCATGTTCTGACTTGCATGTTACTTATGACATGCGAGTCGATAAATGGCGCCTTGCCAATGGGCTTGACCCCCTGGAATCTTCCTCCTCCTAAGAGGGCTTGGACCTGGAATGTCTGTAAAAGTATCCCTCTGTGCGATGGGTCGCACAAAAAGTTAAACTCCCCCTTGAGTATTTGGTTACCAGGTTACTTTACAAGTTGTACTTACTTGTGAGTGCCTAGGCTTTGCTTAAGGTTGCACTCCACCCTCGTGTGGAACCCCTTTTTAGGGGAGGTGTCGTGCACCAAACAAAAGTACTATACACTGAACACTGATCCGTGTTTTAGTGTGAAACAACAAATGGATTGCTTCAAATAATAATAATACAACACAAACAGGAGGCCAAACAGCCTCCCAAAACGTGGCGTTTCACGACGCCGAACAGACATGGGTTGTGGAACCCGAAAGTGTGATTGATCCCACTCGCGATCATTCCATGCAAACAGATGCCTCGCTGAGGGATTTCCTCAAGCGACCTGTGAAGATTGATTCATTTTTGATATCGAGGAACACAGCTGTCAGCCGTTTCATAGACCCTTGGTCTCTTTTGATAGAGTCCCCCACAGTCCGCAAGAAACTTGACAATTTTTATTTGTTTCGAGCGAAGTTATGTCTTAAAATCACCATCAATGGTAGTGGTTTTTATTATGGACATTTCATTGCTCATTACATACCTCGATCTACAGAAGACGATTTTTCTCGTTTTACAAACGATCCTCTCGATACAATGAGAAAGACAGTTTACCCTCACGTTTGGTTGAATCCGACTTTCTCGAAGGGTGGTGAGATGAAACTGCCGTTCTTTTGTCCATCTACATGGTTGACTCTTCCAGAAAAGAATTACAATGAGATGGGCGTGCTTTATTTTTCTGACCTAGTGCAGTTGAAGCACGCAAATGATCTTGCCCCAAATCCGATTAGAGTCACAACATTCGCTTGGTTTGAAGATGTGGATGTTTCTACACCCACACGCAGAGTTGTTGACTCAACTTCTTACCAATCTGGTGTTGGTGCTGCAATCACTTCTGTAATGGCAGCCAATCAATCAAGTCGAGATGAATACGGCGAAGGGATTGTCTCCCATATATCGTCTACAGCTGCCAACATCGCTGGTTCCCTCTCTAGGGCTCCAATTATTGGACCTTTTGCTCGTGCAACTGAACGTGTAGCAGGGGGAGTGGGGAGATTTGCTCGTTTTCTTGGCTTTTCAAGGCCAAGACAGATTAACGAGATTATTTACACCCAGAATTTCGATGGTGGCCATCTTGCCGCTACAGATCAGGGAGACACGTCCAAATCCCTTGCCCTTACTTCTAAGCAGGGACTTACGATTGATCCCCGTACAGCTGGTCTTGGTGGTATTGATGAGATGTCTCTTGCTTATATTGCTGGCAAGGAAGCTGTTCTTACAACGTTCAGCATCAACCCAAGTACAGCCGTGTCAGGAGACTTGTTGTTTACATCAATGGTCACCCCCATGCTATTTCAATCAGATGCAGACGACATCCAACTCACGCCCATGGCGCATGCTTCTTTACCTTTCCGTTATTGGACTGGTACGATTATTTTTCGATTTATGGTTACAGGTTCTGCCTATCACCGCGGTCGATTGCGTCTTGTTTGGGATCCGTTGGATGTCCCAACTGTTGAACCAGCTGAGAACACTATTTACTCTCGCGTTATTGACGTTGAGCAGGAACGTGATTTTGAGATGGCTATTTCATGGGGACAATTTCGCAGCTTCGGTAAAGTTGCTGGTCCTGATCGGATCGATGTTAGCGTTGGGAATCCAAACGGGTTTAATACAGGCAATATAGTGTTTGATAGATCAACCTGTAACGGTTGTCTTGGTCTCTTTCTCACAAATGAGATTGCAGTGCCCAATACTGCCGCTGACTCAGAACTGTTTATAACAGTTACTGCGCGTGCCGGGGATGACTTTAAAGTCGCCTCCCCTACATCCTATCAGGTTGATGTTTTGCATCAGCCCATTTACCAATTAGGTGAAGGTTCTCCTGTGTCCGACTCGGGTACGCCCGAAGCCACAACTGAAAGTGAACACACTTCTCATGGAGAGCCTGGATCTGGTATGCAAATTGCACCTATCGGTGCTCAGCACGAATATGGCAACATCTTTGATGTTCACTTTGGAGAACATGGTGCTGCAAATGTTCGTGGCATACTCAAGCGTTACAATTACCACTCAGTCGAAGACTTGGGTCAAAATGCTGCCATTTCTGCCATTGCCAGTGTCATAGTGAGAAATATTTTCCCACTCACTCGTGGTTCACGCCCCGATGCCATTCATGGTGCTGGTACAAATTTTGTGCCTTTTAACTTAGTCGCCTGGTATGCGTTAGGCTACACGAGTTGGAGGGGATCATTGAGGTGGAAGTATGCAGCAAGTGATCTTCCCACCAATCAAACGCATCTTCTTTCTGTGAGACGAGGAAAACCAACCTCGGCCGATGGGACAGGAACCATTGCTGCAGATGTTTCTGGTTCGCTTGCGCAGATGAATGATGCAGCATCTGTTTATGGCAATGCTTCTGACGGTGCGCTTATACGATCGACAGTTGGAGAGGGGACTCTGGAAGCAGAATTTCCTTATTACTCCAACTATCGTTTTTCATCCTGCCGCAAGTTTAATGCATCAACTTCGGTTAAGGAGCTGGATAAAGGTTTCGCTGAAACATGGGTTTATACCGTGTTAGGCGACACGACAGGTACTACGCGGTTATATACTTTCGTTAGTACAGGTGAGGATTTTTCCTTCCTGTATTATGTTAGCCCACCGCGTTTATCTCGAGCATCTTTGCCTATCCCTCCCATATAGATGGAGGGACTCTGCCTTAGGATGGCATAAAACTCATCTCCTGCTTTTCTGGTGTCTGCAGGTTAATCTGGCACCTTTATTTAAAACCTCCCGGTGCCTGGGAGGTGGGTGACTAGTCACCCTGGACGGAGCTTAAGCTCTACACTGTTTATTTAGTTAATCAGAAGGTTTTGTACACCTTGGTAGAGCGTTCTCGCTCTGCCATTGTGGAAATTTTCCCTT